GGTCTTGATCCTGATTTTGTAACAACAGTTGGTCTTGGCAATTTAAAAGTAACCACCGCTAATGGAGTAAAGAATGACGGAAACACTTAGCTATAATCCAACGGATCCTAATGCACCTGAGTTCTCCGAAGATGAACAAAACTCTTTGGAGGTTGCTGAGAAGTTAGGTCAACAAGAATCAGAACTATACGCTGGTAAGTTTGAGAATGCAGAGGAATTAGAAAACGCATACCTTGAACTACAAAGAAAGCTAGGATCTGGTGATGACGAAGATTCTGAAGAGGCTTACCTAGATGAAGATGAGTATTATGATGAAGGTACTAGTGCAGGTATAGAACTTATCACTGATGCATCTGAAGAGTACTACGCTAATGAAGGACAGCTCTCATTAGAAACAATGGAACAGTTTAAAGAGATGAGTAGTAATGATCTTGTTAATGCATACATTGCAATACAAGAGAACAACCCTAATCAAGGGGGATACTCACCTGACTTAACTGACGCTGAAATGAATCAGGTTTACAACTCTGCCGGAGGCGAGGCTGAATATAATAGATTAACTTCTTGGGCTGCAGACAATGTACCTGAAAGTAAATTAAATGCTTTCAATAATATTATAGATCAAGGTAATGCAACCGCTATACAAATAGCAGTAGCTGGTTTACGATCAGAGTACGAAGCTCAGGAAGGATATGAAGGCAGGATGTTACAAGGTAAAGCTGCTCAAGCTTCTAACGGATTCCGTAGTCAAGCTGAAGTTGTAGCAGCTATGAATGACCCTCGTTACGATACAGACCCTGCCTATCGTCAGGATGTGTATAATAAACTAGAAATTTCAAACGTACAATTTTAATCATGTCAAAAGCATATGACCCATCTGCCAGATCTAATGATATGGTAGTAAAATTTAAAGTGAATGCTACAGGAGATCGGTGGTTTATCCCCTACAATGATGCCGGTACTAAAGCTGCACAAGTGTCGCAGTGTAGTAAGGTAGTAGGGAATACAACTGATGGTTCTGTAGCAGGAGCTGAATCTACTTAATTTTTTTTTTAATGACAACACTCTCAGTACAACAAAAATCTCCCCTTCAAAATTGGGATAACTTCTGTGACTGGGTTACTAGCACCAATAACCGCCTCTATGTGGGGTGGTTCGGTGTTATAATGATACCCGCACTTTTAACCGCAGTAACATGTTTTATAATAGCATTCATTGCTGCACCACCCGTCGATATAGATGGGATACGTGAACCAGTCGCAGGCTCTTTTCTATATGGAAACAACATCATCTCAGGAGCCATTGTCCCGAGCTCCAATGCAATCGGACTACACTTTTATCCCATCTGGGAAGCGGCAAACATTGATGAGTGGCTCTACAATGGTGGACCATATCAACTCATCGTCTTCCACTTCCTCATTGGTATCTCAGCTTACTTGGGACGACAATGGGAACTTAGTTACAGATTAGGAATGAGACCATGGATATGTGTAGCTTATTCCGCACCAGTTGCTGCCTCGTTCGCAGTATTCCTAGTATACCCATTCGGTCAGGGGAGTTTCTCTGATGGTATGCCTCTTGGTATTTCTGGTACTTTCAATTTCATGTTCGTATTCCAAGCCGAACACAATATCCTTATGCATCCGTTCCATATGCTCGGTGTTGCAGGGGTATTCGGTGGAGCTTTATTCGCTGCTATGCACGGAAGTCTTGTTACTTCCTCACTTACTAGAGAAACGACTGAACAAGAATCCTTAAATTATGGATATAAATTCGGTCAAGAGGAAGAGACGTATAATATTGTTGCGGCTCATGGCTACTTTGGGAGACTCATATTCCAGTACGCTAGTTTTAATAATAGCCGCAGTCTGCATTTCTTCTTGGCCACTTGGCCTGTGGTGTGCATATGGCTTACCGCCATGGGTATTTCTACAATGGCTTTCAACCTCAACGGATTCAACTTTAATCAATCCGTAACTACTGCTAGTGGTGAGGTTATCCCTACTTGGGCTGATGTACTTAACCGTGCTAATCTAGGTATGGAAGTAATGCACGAGCGTAATGCTCATAATTTTCCTCTTGACTTAGCAGCAGCTGAGACTAGTGAGGTAGCTTTAACAGCACCTACAATTGGTTAGTGTAAGTGTGGCGACCCGATTCATCGTCCTCGCCATTGTTCACTTCCCTTAAATATTTAATGACAGTCACAACAGAATACGGTAAGCAGAATATGTTTGCCACTGAACCACCTATCGAAGTAACAACTATGAATGACAACGCTGAACTACAGAATGGCCGTTGGGCTATGATTGGAATCATGGCAGCTCTAGGAGCTTATGCTACAACTGGTCAAATTATTCCAGGAATTTTCTAATGCCACAAGGTAAAGGTACATACGGTACTAAAAAAGGTCGCCCACCTAAGAAGGGTACTAAAAAATAAGAACCACGTCCGTTCATCCATTTTTCATGGACGCATGAAACCTAAGCATGGAACGGGGCTTAGGTACTGAGGTATTATTATGTCTGCAGTAGAACTTCAAGCTCGTGTTAAAGAGCAAAAAGATTTCGAAAGACTTACTAAACTAAAGTATCGTGGTGTCACTTACACTAAATACACACACACAACTAATTAATGAAAAAACTTGCTCTAGCCCTAGCGGCAACTATCGCTTCGACTCCTGCAATTGCTGGACCTTATGTTAACGTAGAAACTAACGCTTCTTATACTGGCTCTGATTATACTTCAAGAGCTACTGACCTACATGTAGGTTATGAGAACGCAGTTGGATCACTTGATTATTATGTCCAAGGTGGTAAGACAATCAATGCTACAGATGGTGTTGACTCTGACTCAGCTTGGTCTGGTAAATTTGGTGGTTCCGTAGCTGCTACAGAAAAGCTTGGTGTCTATGGTGAAGTAGCTTTCTCAAATATATTTGATGAAGATACTGCTAACTCATGGGGTACAAAACTAGGTGCTAAGTACAGCTTCTAGAACTATGTGCGAAACCACATTAAACTATGTCTCCGTAGCGGAACTACGTGAGGTCAATATCTAAATAATTAACAATGCCTTTTACCAACAACACAACATACGGAACTACTGCTTATTCAACTGGTACGTTCTATGATCAAAGTCTAATTCTAGCAAACGATGGTTCAGCACTATCATCTGCTACATTAGCAACAGTATCTGAACTTGCTATTCCATTAGGAAAGTATGAAAGAGTACAGGGAATCTATACTCTCTGGTATGATACAGATACAACAAACGAACTAAGTTATAGAGTTGCAAACCTAGCACAGTCAGACGGTTCTACCGCAGTTGCTACAACTATTATGACTCAGAGCATAGCATCCGTAGCATTAGTTAAGGCTGCTAATACTCCTTCAGCTGCTAACCTAGAATGTGTAACTACTTATTCTACTGATGGTGCAGGTGAAACTATTGGAGTTGACTCTGGTATTTCTGATGCTGAAGCACTATTCTTACAAGTATACTTCAACGCATTAGTAACTGCTGGTACACAAGGTAAGCTAAGTTTACAGTTAGCTAACATTACTGGTACTGCTGGTGGAACACATCTATTAGCTGGTTCTAATGTAGTATTCAAGAAGTGGTAAACACTTTAGATTGGAGGGCAACCTCCTTTCTGCGGGTGCCAATGGAAGATGGTAGCTTTCCAAGCTAACCAAACAGGGGTTCGATTCCCCTCACCCGCTTTGGCTTATGGCCCTTACGAGGATACCCTTAAGCTGTCTAGACGGTGGGATAGACCACAACTATAATTCGAAAAAATTTTCTCAACGTTGAGAGTCAGTAAACTATACAACTCTCGTACTAACAATGGCTAATGCCACACAGTCAGTACTTGGTGCTCTGAATAAGGCGGTCTCAAATACCGCTGGTTCTCAGGCGTATGATACCAAGTACGCAACCTATTTGAAGCTGTTCTCAGGAGAGCTATTTAAAGCTTATGAGTCAGCAACTATCGCACGTGATACCGTGCAAAGACGTACCCTAAAGAACGGCAAATCATTGCAGTTCATTTTCACGGGACGTATGCAAGCTGCTTACCATACTCCAGGTGAGCCAATCCT